AATATGAAAGCAATCCTGATTATTTAGATATAGATGATTTGCCTATTGGTTATAAACCAGTCTATTGTAGCTAAAATAAACTCAAAACCACTAAAGGCTCTTAACTGAGCCTTTTTTATTCCATATCCCTTTCATCTGCATATACGATTAAGTATAGACGTTTTCTTTTTCATACAAATCAAAAAACTTATTAAGAAGATTCTCATTAATAGGTTTTTTTGTTTTTATTGCATTATTAATCAATTTTATAAACCCTCTTTTTTTTGTTTGATTTATGGAAAGATCATCTTTTAAAAAAAAATATAAAGGCACATCTAACACTGCATCATCAAAATTAAAAAAATATTCTTGGTATTTTGTATCAATATCAATATCACCAAAGATTGTTGGTATATCTATTTCATCAAAATTAAAACCTAATTCTTTTAAGTTCATATCTGAGTAGTATTAATAAATTTTATTATTTCGTCAAATTTTTTAGTAGTTGATGGTGCATACTGCATCATTAACCTTCTCCAAAATTTAGCATTACTTCCACCTAAAAGTGAAATATAATTAGCAAATGCTTCAGTTGTCATAGATTGTACTACACTACCACCAAATTCTTCTTTTAATAAAATCTTAGCTTCTTCAGAAAGATTTTTTATATCCACTGGTATTCTAAAATCAGTATCAAATGCACTTTTATCAATATAATATCTACTACCATGACCTTTAGTGAATTTACTTCTAGATATAGAACCTAAGTAATCACTAAAATATAATGCTTCCATACCAAAGACATGATTATTTTTTGTCAATTCTTTTGCCATAACCACAAGTTGATTATATAGACCACCTTGATAACCAGTCTCTAGCTTTGCAACTATATCAACTAAGTATTTATATCCTTTACTACCAAGTTTATCTAACTTAATAACAAAATCATTGCCAAACATTAATTGCAGATCAGAATACTTTAATGGAGAGTTTGCAGAATTATCTATTAAATTTTTTACAGTCTTTTGTAAATCATCTAAACTACCTTGTCTTTGTAATTTTTCAGCTAAACCAACTCTTTTGCTTCTAGTGATTCCATCAATTACTTCTTCTCTAAATTCTTTTTGTTGTACTGCTAAACCAAATTTTCTTAAAAAAGAATCTGACCAAACCTTATCATTATAATTTATGCTATCTAACAATTTGTCAATTTCAAAGTCTGTAAGATCATTAGAATAATATAGTTTTATTCTTTGTCTAGCTTCTGCTTTTTGTTTTAATAGTAAAACACTATCTTCTATAACATCATTAGATGCTTCTCTAGATAATCCTCTTAATGAAGAATCGCTACCTTGACGATTGAATGCAGTTCTTTTTAATGCATATTTATTTACAAGGTTATCATCAAAATCAATGTGATGACCATATTCGTGTCTCCAAGTCACTAGAGAAACTTTATTCTTAGTTGATTTTGCTCTAGCCATATTAATGGTTGGTAAACCATCTCTTTTATGAAAATTGGGTGTACTTCCCTTATTTATTATCTTTTTAAGTGGACTGACTTTCTTTAATATATTGATAATATTAGTTTCTCCAATCCAATGATTTAATGTTTTATGCCATTCAAGTTCTTTTGGTAAAGTTGCACCATATACTTTATCAATTGTTACTTTATTAGCCTGTATTGCTTCTCTAATCAATTGTCTTATTTTTTCAGGTGGAGTATTGAGAGGTACAAATCCTCCTAAGACTCTAGCTTGGTTCTCAGGGCTTATATCAATATCAGAATCCAGTAAGCTACTAGCAGGAGTATCAGTGACCGAAGAATATGCTAAGTCATCTTCAATTACATCTTCTGCTTCTACATAGATAATTATGCATCTACAATTTACTACATTTCTTGCACCACCTTTAGGGTCTCCTGCATATTCCATAGGAACACCACCAATTGTAAAATCCTCATCCATATCAACCTGTTGTCCATTAGCAGATGAATGTGCAGACCTTGTTCTACCATCATTTGTAGCAACCCACTGCTTTTTCATTGATGTTCCTAAATCTTGTCGCACTTTCTTGTGATACTCATTATTCGCATATGATGCGGCATTATGTGTTTCTGTTCTTGCAATTAGGTTTGCTCTACGCCTAGATATTTTGTAACCTTTTTTTGTTATTTGTCTAGATATTTGATCTAGAGTTAAATCATCTAATCTTCCAGTAAATATTATATTTTGTATTTCACTACTTAGTTTTTCTGACATCCCTGTGAAGAATGGGTTTCTAGACCTTATGTAAGCTTGAATCAGTCTTTCAAAATCAAATGATCTACCAAATACAAAAACATCATTGGCTTTCATAGTTCTTTGATAAAATTCTTCATTATTTGAAAATATGACCTTAAATATTTTTTCGTAGTGCTTGTGTAGAATTACTTCAAGTTTTGCGTTCAATTGTATTTTTAATTGGTCTGCATTTAATTCTTGAAAAGTTTCATATTCATTTGATGCAGATTTTACAAATTGTCTAAAAGCAGTATTAATTTTAGGTGCAATTGCTTTTTCTAGATTATTCCTTAAAACAAGCTGTTTTCTAGATTCTTGTCTAGCATTAATCCTACCTTGTCTAAAGGTATTGAACTTTTTACGTTCTACCTTCATGTTTTACTAGATAGTGGGTGTCCTTTAGGAAATAAGTCTGTATCATGCTTTCCACCTCTAAACTTACCTGTAGATAATGCTCTTAGGAAGCTATTTACCCTAGCGTAAGCCCATTGATCAGGTGAACTAACACTTGGTCTTACAGAAGTAGGGTTTGTTCTATAAGCACCTACACCTCTTCTAAATACAGCTTCTAACATTCTTAAAGTAGCTCTTTTAGTCTTAGTACCACCATGCTTCTCATTATGATCATCTACTTTTTTTTGTAAGCCTTCTTTAACTTTACCTGATAAAGCCTTTTCATCTTCTTTGCTTTCTACATGATCTTGTATAGCAAACTCTTTATCTTCTTCTGTGATTATTTGTTGACGTTTTCTTTTAGCCCATGCAAAGCCTGAATCACCACCCCAAAGAAGCCATGCAACCTTTCCTGCACTTGGATATCCATCTTCGCCTTGTCTAAAACCTTCTGCTTGTTTATCTACTTCATGCCTTTTAAAAAAGCTATACATTCTTTTAACTGTAGATATAGATAGTCTTTCTTTGGCTACTAACTGATTTGCACGAGCAACACCTACTAAAGTGCCACCCCTTTTAAACTTTTTTCTAAGTTCAAGCCCTCTCTTAGCTTCTTCTGCCATTTCATTGGTAGGAATTGTGTTTATGTCTGCTAAAGCTTTCTCTTCTTGTAAAAGGAAGTCTATTTCTTTATCAACTTCGTCATCATCATCATAATCTTCTAAATCTTCTTGATTGACTGGGTTTTCAGGTTTAGGAACATCACTATCTGAAAGTGGGAATAGATTAGCTGATATATAAAGATCATCAGCACCATCTAAAGGGTCAAGACCTATTATCTTTCTTGCTTCATTACGAGTCATGATGCCTTCACGAACAGCACTTGTAACATTATCGTAAGTCTTTCGTTTTCTTTCTGCAAGAGCAGGTATAGAATCTATATCAAATTCTAAGGTAAGTCTGTCATCAAATAAAGGAACTAACCATTCATTGAGATCAGAGGATATTTTTCTTAGATGTGGAATAATAGTTTCTTCATATAGAGCAAGTCTTGCTTCTGCTACATTAGAATAGGTCTGAGCATCAGGAACACCTACTAATTGACTAGGTACACCAAAACATAAAGCTATGTCTGTAGTTGCCATATTTTTTAATGCATGGAAATCCATATCTTTAGGACTTAGACCCATTTCTTTCCAGTCAAAGTCTCCTTCAAGTAACATGGGTCTACCTGCATTACCTGCACCACTGAATCTATTATTCAGGTCTGTTAGTAATTGTTGTCTTTGAGATTCACTAAGGTTAGCAGCAAACCCTGCATCATCCTGTGGCTTAAATATAACTGCTCCACTAGGTCTTGCTCCATTTTGTAACAGATTAACATTGTGTTTACTAGCCATATTGAATTGATCAACCTCAACAGCCGCAGCACTCATAGGACTTAATCCATAGTAGTCATCAAGTGGATTCCATAACTTTACATGCTTGACTTCACTATATCCATTGTCTTGGTCAACTTCATATACTTTTTGTATTTTTCCATTGATAACATATTCATATTTATCAGGAATAGCGTTACCACTACCTTTGATATTAATTCTGTCAGGTCTTAATTGATGTAATTCTTTTGGTGTTCCAGTGACACCACCTACTTTAAGGATGTAAGCATTACCACTAAGCAACACATAACCGAAAAGGCTGTTAAAAAACTCTGAATAGGATTGTAAAGGATTGGGTCTATTAAGAAGGTCAATGATTGGATGTTGTTCAATTATCTGATCTCCTGCTTTAACTAAAAAGGGTACTGCACTTGCACCTTTAGATATTTCATTAACACAACGATAAACTATTGCGTTTTTTAAATATCCTTCTTTTGCTAATTCTTGGTATTTGTAAGTCTTTGCTTCTTCAGTGCCGACTCCAAAGTAGCCCATCATATTTGAATTTTTTTGTTCTGTAGGTTTATTATTAAATAACCTTTGTAGAAATGTTTGTTCTGCCATCAGCTTATTCTCCAGTTTACTTGTCCTTTAGATTTGCTCAGCTCGGTTAATCCCCATACTAAAGCATCCAATCTATCAGGTGAACTATTTGTTTCGCCAGTATAACTGCACATTTGCTGTTCTAACTCTGAGAATACATCCATATGATGAACTCTCCTTTGTTCATACAAAGCTGCTATTGGTTCTGCTCTTAGAATCTTACCTCTTGTTGCTCTTACACTTCTATAAGAAACATTGTGGTCTATATTCCTAATAAGCCTTTCTACCAAATCGCCACCATTGTTCACTTCAGCTACTATTCTATCAGCTTCCCATTCATAGAAAGCATTAATAGCTATTCTACCCCATTTATCAGGCGGATGTCTCCCTGATAAGTCTTCTAATACATAATAATGGTTATTAAAGTCTTTTCCTACTACTACTATACCTGTTTCATCAGAATTTGCATTAGCTGTAACAGCAGGGTCAACAGCTACTATAATCTGTGATAAATCTCTATCTTCAATTACTCTTGTTTCATCAATTAATGCAGGATTCCACAAAGCTCCTTCAAACGCTTCTATAATTTCTGCATATAGTTCCTGCCTACCTAGATTTGTACCTTCATATCTTTCTTTTAACATTTTCAAAGCTGACTCAGCTAAGTTAGCTTCATTCTCAAATGTAGAACCAGTTGTAACATGACAGTCTGATCTCTTTACAAGGTCTTTAATTAGTTTATTAGGCTTTGGTGTTGTTGTAATAACACATTGTGGGTTCTCACCAAGTCTTAAACCAAACATTAACTGGTCAAAAGCATCAGGGTATCTCCATGAAGCTATTTCATCGCACCATGCTCTGTGATATTGAGGTCCTCTTAATCTATCAGGCTCTTGTGCTGCAAATCCTGTAATCTTAGAACCATTCCATAGCCTTATTTCAGATACACTAGATGAATAACCTTTCTGATCGTTAGATTTTAAGAAACAGTCTTTAGGTATGACACTTAACAATCCACTTTCACCACCGAAACAAACTCTTCTAAGGTCTCCATGAGTCGGAGCTACAACAGCACAATTGACATTAGCATTACGCATTGCATATAGGGCTATGTCTTCAGCACCACATCTTGTCTTGCCAAATCCTCTTCCTGCCATTACAAGCCATATAAGGTATTCACCTTCAGGTGCTAATTGTTTTTTACGAGCAGTCTTTAACCAATCAGTGTAATGA